GTTAAAAACATCCTTTGGAGAGTTCCCAGAGGTAGATATCGATCTACCCGTGGATACTCTTAGCGTTGGCAATAGGCCGGTTGCTAGTTCTAATGTTAATCCAAGTGATACGAAAAAAGTATTGCAAGTAGGAAAATTAGTACTTAAAATCTCTGAACAAATAGTTCAAAAATATAAGCCGAAATTTTCGGTTTACGAAAGACTTCTTAGTTTAGTTACATCACTTGTTTGGGTGTTTGTTGCGAGAAGATCTACAGGCTCAAAAATATTCATTAATAAAAAAGAATACCTTCGGTTCATTAAGAGCTTCGAGAAGGTTGCCGATGTCATCGAGTCATACATCGTCCCTGAACCAACAATGTTCAAGGATATCGGAGAGATCAAGAATTCCCCGGACGTCAATAATGAACAGACGTTTTTAAAGTATCACATTGATTCGATACTTTGTATGATATTTGGCGATAAAGAAATGCCAAAGAAACCAAGTTTTGAGGTTAAACCATTGTTTTCAGGTTACCTCCTACGATATGTAAAAATGAGAATTCACAATCGCGATCTAGCCTTTGGCTATTCTCTTCAAAAGGGCACAAAGAAAATGTGGCCTAAACTTGGTCAACGTAAGCTTTATGAGGCATGTGTTAAACACAGAGCAAACATGTCTGAGGTCAGAGGTCCCGTTCCTGACTCCTTACGTTCGATGATAACCAAAACATCATCAGAACTTTTCTCTAAAATTACTGCAATTGATCAGCAGAAATTTGCTCCAACAGGCTCATCCTGTTTGCAAGCTACTAGAGAGGATGGTGGAAATCTTTCCCAATTCAGTAAACTGGAGTTTAACTTCGAGACGGCTGAAGGGAAATTGCGTATGATTTCTAGGGAGGTGGACGATTGGAGACAGAATAATCTTGATAAATGTTATTCTGATGCTGCAGTAGAGAAGGATGGAGTGTATTGTAATTTAGAACAAAAAATAATTGCACTACCCGAACCAGGCAAATTTAGATTAATCTCTAAAGGTGACTGTTTCCTTAATACTGGTCTTCAACCCCTTCAAGGTGCACTTATAGATTGTTGGAAGAACTCACGTTATTCTACAATGCTCGAGAGTGATCTTACATCCAAAATCCAATCGATACAAGAGGATTGGGACATTTTCATTTCAAACAATGGATTTAAGAAATGGGATGAACTGAATGATTTGGTATGGGTCTCTGGCGATTATGAGGCCGCTACGGATAAGCAAAAGAAAGATGCAACTTTTGCGGTGTTAGATGGAATTAGTAATGTTCCACTTTGCGACTTGGCAAAACACTCATTTGGCATAGGGAGGGGATCCTACCCTGAATACAAATATAAGAACTCTAAAACTGGTTCAAATATTACTTTTCCGCTCTTAGACGATGTGGTTATTACAGAAGGACAATTAATGGGTCATCCATTGTCCTTTCCTTTATTATGTGTAATTAACCTTGCTTGTTATCGTGAAGCTATACAAATCTGGATTGAACAATGTCCAGAAGAAAGAACTACCATTGGTTCTTTTATGTATAATCGTGTCATCGTTAATGGTGATGATATTCTCTACCGCTGTCCCAGATCATTTCAGGCGGTTTTTGAAACTGTTGCTTTATCAGCAGGTTTCCATAAATCTGTTGGAAAAAATTATGTTTCAATAGATATGTGTATGATTAATTCACAGGTTTTCGAATTAATTGGTCCCAAACACAAGAGAGAATTTAAGAGAAGAGGTTATTTAAATCTAAACCTTGTCTACGGAAATAATATAAAAAAATGCAAAGACTCCGAGGTCAGTAAAATGATCGGTACTGGAGTAGCAAAAGATCTAAATTCGATGTTCGAACTTACTAGATGGACAGCTGGTGCACTCTCATTTGCTTTAGGCAAATTTGAAAAAGATAAACACAGCGTAATAGTTCCAGGTAACAATTCTGGTTCATATTCCAAAGTTAATTACTCACCTAACTGGTTCTTGCCAGTTCATTTGGGTGGATTTGGAATAAATAAGTCCTTTGTTCCATCAGGACATAGTGCATACGTCACTCAACGTGATCGTCTAGTCGCAAGGCACTTTGTGAACAACCCTTTACAATCATTATATAAGATGAAGGGTATTGAGATTCCTACAGATTTGGCAGAGCATTCAGTGTTCAATGTTAAAATGGTCTCAAATTCGAATTTCTGCGCAAGAAAATATCTAAGGGATAATCTTGAGGATGCAAGATCTATGGATGAATGGTTGAACCGACTTGCTTACATTGCAAGAGCCATGCATCGATATGATGAGGGGGAGAGAGCTATTCCACAAAATATTGGGAATTTAAAAGATTTAAGCTGTCTCAGGCCATTAAGTAAAAGAGAACTTGCGGATTATGAAAATCCATTTTACTTAACTCATCACACGCCCGTGTGCCCACCTTTTAAGGCACTTATTGTTCCTACTAGAGTTCAGGAACATACTCCTATATCACACTTTGGACATTTAATAATTGGTGATTTAACAGTCAAATTTGACGAGGAGACCCATTCTGCTTTGAAAAAGAAGTTGCTCGATAATGGGAATTTGTATTCAAAAATAAAAATGAATATTAGGCGTAATTGCAATGATAATGAGAGATTTAGATCTCATGTTGAGTCCGAGGAACAAAGGCTTGGGCTTATTCCTATTCATTGCTAACATCACTCATTAGACCTGGACAAGTCTTTAAACTGTTCATTGGGTTGATACATGTAATAACCCAAAACGGTGACGTTGAAAGAGTATTATTCTATGTAATAAGGACAATTCTTCATTTATCGCATCGGGAGGCTGTTTGGTTTCAGTCCTCCTGGAGATAAGTAAGTAATCCTAAGAATAACTTTTAATTTCTTAATACTTCCGTGCTATCAAGAATGCCGAGAGACTACACGGCGTTTCCAATATGATATAACTTATTTCTTTAGTTTATTTCATGACCTTAATTTGGTTGTGGGATCCTATTTAATAGGACAATGTTTCATTCATTAATCAGAGTTATTCCATATCTCAAGAAATGAATAAATAATCCAGGGATCTAAATAAGTATTATATATCAAGGCAGCATGTCCATAATTAACTGTGTTCATTTATTTGAGCAGGTTAAGGTCGAGTTAATTAATTTTAGCAGACATGGCGGTGCATAATGTCCTGTTGGTTTTGTATCGATGTATAGTCCCCTGTTAACTCATGGGGCACCCAATATAATGAGTGATAGATCAAATATGGTTACTGGTAAACCAAATAAACCAAAGAGTACCGTCAGCAGAATGACGAAGGAAATGAAAAATATGAGAGTGAATAAATTCTCAAATCGGGACGTGAAATCCATGCTCCAAGTTCAAAAGAGGATTTCGAAACCCTTGCCACAAAAATCAGTGGCATCTGCATATTCATCGGGGCAATCATCGGGCGTAGCTAAAATAGTACGCTCCCCAGATGGTTCCATAAGAGTTGTCCATCGTGAACTCTTAACTAGTATTGTTGGGACTGCGAATTTCAGCATTCTTGCAGCAAATACCTTTGCCCTTAATCCAGGGGTTCAAGCAAGCTTTCCATGGCTTTCGAACCTCGCGATGAATTTTGAGTTTTATCGTTTTAACAAGTTGAAATATTGTTACTATACGAGAACTGGATCTAATGTGCCAGGATCTGTGGCACTGATCCCAGACTATGATGCGGCTGATGCAGCCCCAACCAATGAACAGGTTGCTTCATCATATGAGGACGTCCAGGAAGATGCTCCTTGGAAGGATATTGAATGCGTTCTATCCCCCCGCAGTCTAAATGCGACTGACAAGGAAAAATATGTGAGGACAGGTGCACCGGCACCTAATCAAGACATCAAAATGTTTGACAGTGGGAACTTTTTCTGTGCAACAATTGATGGTACCGCAGTTAACTGGGGTAAATTATGGGTTGAGTATGATGTTCATTTATTCAAACCTCAAATTCCCAACACCGGATTTGGTGGTATGGGGGCCCTCACAGGCGCAAATACTCTCTCACAGACTGCACCCTTTGGTACTGCAGCTGTAGGGAGTGGAAGTTACAATCTAAGCGCAAATGGCTTAGTTGTTAGCGGTTCTGGTCTGAATATTGGAGCAGAATACGTAATTTCCACTTGGGAAATTGGGACTGTAATCACTGGTTCCTTAACCGTTGCTTCCTCTACAGGTTTGACAACAAAAACCACATTGTTCTTTGGTTTTCCTGTAGCCGCCACTAGCAGTAGTGTTATTCAAACATTTACTGCCACAGCATCAAATTTCAGCATTACATTTACAAATGCTGCCACTACTGTAGCTTCTAGTGGATTATTCATTTCTCAAGTTATTCCAGCTTTGGGATACTAAAATAAGTTCAGAGACTACTAATAAGGGACTATCTTCTATTATAAATACATTTATGTAATGTTCACCAATTAAAAGAAGCAATCTTATGATTGATTAGGTGTTATTAGGTAATATATGGTAGGTTGTTAAATTCTAGGCATTGAGTCCTAATGAATTTCATCTTCATCATGTATTGTCAAC